AGACAGTGTTTACCCGACCGTAGGCATTCTCCATGATATAGGTTTCGGAGAGGGGCCTGGATTGGAAAGTGACAACACCTTTCTTCTGGTTCCATTCGGCGTACATGATGCCGGTGCCAAAGGCTACGATATCGATCAGAGTCTCGTGCATCTGAGGCCCGAAGTTTGATTCCGGGGCATTGAAGATGGCATAGACTGCATCGGTCAACTGACGGTAATATTCTGCTGTATCGGGTTCGCCCATACGCTCTTGATTCATATCAGCGATCCAGAACCAACGAGCTGAAGCATTCACAAGGAGAGTCTGCAAGGCAGCTGCAAGTTGGTCAGCGCCTTGCTGGAACGTCGTATCAAAAATCTGGTACTGCCGACTACGACCCCCAGTCTGCAGATTGGACTGGAATTCTCTCCGGCCCAGGCAATAGTCGGACACCTGTTGCCATTGATTTTCCCAGGTGCCACGATTGCTTTGGAGACGTCCAAACTGCTTTAGATGTCGTGATATGGTTTCCATCTAGCCCCCAAAGAGTCTAAAGCCTGCAGTGCTTGAGTCTACAAAACTTCCACCACCAAGTTTCGAACTCGTTTTTATATACTGCTGAGCTGTCTGTTGACGGTAAGCATCGCGCCCAAGTACAGAACCTTCGAACAGAGGATTCATCCGTGAGGCACGCTTGCCTTTACGACGGGAATTCTGCATTGGTCCTTGTTGGAATAATGAGCCAAAGAACATGGAGCTCTCCTTATGACTACTGCAAATAGTCTCGTTCATGTTTGGGACTAAACGGATTGTATTTTTCGGCCACTTCGGGATGTCGCTTGCGATTGCGATGAGAAGCAAAACGCTTCATCATCCAGGCATAGCGCGTAGCTGAAAGTCGATCATCGCGAAGTTTGACGATACTTCCGTTCTTACGGTGGTAGATATTGAACTCATCCCACCAATCACTGAGATGAGAGAAAACCTTGAAACGTCCCTGCATCATGGCTTCCAGCATCTCTTGGACGCCGGCCTCGACAGAGGTTCCCCCTGCAGGATGGGTCGCGTGTTCGACCATCATATTGATACCCAGATCCCGATACTGACAAGAAATCTGGTCACCCGACGTTCGATCGTGTTGGTATCCATCATGGGGCCAGGCAAAGGGGAGCCAACTGCCCCATGCTTGTAGCGTGATTGCGTGCTGTCCAATCACAGTTTCGCTACGGCCATAGGAGCGTGTGATATAGAACGTATCTGTGTCACGATCTATTGCACACGAAACAGCTGCAGTTGGGTGATCCCAACCAAAATCTATACCTGCCAGTTGATACCAATGCTCGGGTATATCAAATGGCGCGATCTCGACATCTGCCCTAGAGATCGGAAATACGCGCCCACTGCCCAGGGTCGGTATTCCCTTAGCCCTCGCTTCACGTTCATGGGGCTGATAGGAGGCGACAATCTCCTTGATCTGTTCAGGAGAATAATGAGCCACATCAGTAATCGTCATCTGTACGAGATTACGACTGGGAATATCGGGCTTTGGATAGAAGCGTTGAATGATATCGGTCATTCCCATCATTGGAGTGGCTGTAATCCAGGTAATACCACCCTTGCCCTGATCTCCATGGTTCGTCCGAGTAAGACCCTCATCGTAGATTCTTTGGGGCGGCTCCTCATCGAACCAGACATAATCAAGTGTGTCACCCTGCCACTTGTCACTTCCCTGCTCGTAGGCTTTGAAACGGACAGTTGAGAGCTCGCCAGTGATATGGCGCACTTTCATCGTATCGACATACTCGCCAATGCCACGAGCTTTGAGAATCGATTCGATACAACGCTCGGGAATCATCCCCGTACCCCATTCTCCTGTACGGCCCAGGAGCATTCTTTGGGGATTGTCACGGGTTGTCTCATTGGAATTACCAGACACCCAGCCGATCGTTGGATGATCGAATTTCCTGCCCTTCCACCAGTCGGGATATATACCTGTGGCATGGTACGCTGCCTCGGCGGCACCCGATGTGGTTTTACCCAACTGGTTGCCGGCCAGGAACAAGCGTTCCCGCTTTGAAGCTCCAGCTATATGGAAATCAGCCTGCTTCGGGTATGGGCTGTAGAGGAACGCCTTCCGCTTCGTCAGTTCCTTCTGGATCTGACCGAGCTTCTCCAGAATCTCCCCCTTCGAGGACTTCTGCAAGTTGCTCGTTGAGTCGGTGGTATTCCTCGAGGAGCTGTTGCTCATTTTTTGCTGCCTCTTCCGACTGACCTTTACCGTCGTTTACATAGAGTCCGTTAATCTTGGCAAGGGAGTTCAATGCAGCGACGGCTGTTCTGGCATCGAAGCGATATTCCCCCGTAGGCTCTCCTTCCCGGCTTACTACAGGTCTGGACTGCATACACCGCTCGATGATTTCACGATAGGTATCGAGGATATAGTCGTTTTCGATCTGGAGCCGGGTAACTGAGCGTTCTACTGCTTGTTGCTGGATAGCGCGAATGCGATCGAGGATATCGGGATGGGACTTTTCCAGCCGCGCAGCGGATTGGCGCCCATACTTGTGCCCATCGGGCTTGTTGTAGGCGAGGTTATACGCCTGGGCGCGGCTATTCCCTGCAATCCGTAGTCTGCAGTAGGTTTCCTGCTGCGGATTCAGGAGTGGTTTACCGTTGGAGATCCTCGGGAGATTCCCTTTTGGTGTCTTGACTGCCATCCGGTTATTGTGCCTTTGTGAGTATTGCATTGATCTGGTTTAACGTAAAAGCAATCCTGCTAGTGCCTAAAGTCTCAGTAGGATATGTAATCGTTGTGTCTACAATAACCGAAGGATCAAAGGCCATTGCAGGATCAAGGTATAGAATATTGGTAGAGTTCCCCATTAAGCTGTTATCAAAATAGGGCAAGTCACCGTAATCGCCTTGATCCGATACAGGTGTTATCCCTGTGTCGTGAAGTAGATCAGTGCCAATCGCGTGCTCTCGGAAATACTTACGAGCCTGTGCTGGAGTAGTCAAAGGATATTTTTGAAGAACCATTGCTAATATTCCAGCCACTTGTGGAGCTGAAAAAGATGTACCACTAGCCGTATATTCCGCTAAACCAGTAGTTACCCCATAATCACTTCTGTCTATAGTTAGATTCGTTCCACCCATGACACAATCTACACGAGGTCCACGACTAGAAGTCGGAGATAAGATTTCTTTTGTGACATTGGCTAATTCCCCAAAAGTTGAACTCAGATTACCTACGATAATCGTATTAGAACCCGTTACCGATGCTTGACGACAGGAATTAATATGCTCTTTTACTCCTCCGACGGTCCAGGGGCTTACATTGCGTGTGCTCTCCCAAAAATTGTCATAATCCGGGCCTCCTGGAACATCTATCTTTTGACCCTCATTGCCAGCACTCATCACCTGATGAACTCCGACATCTAGCATATCCTGAACCGCGGCTTGCTCGACACCGTATGTATTACTCTGAAACGGGGTCTGACCATCTAGTCTCGTTGCCGTGTTCACAGCAAGCCCTACGTGGGCTCTATCAGGTCCCTGGGAGCCCCCTTTGGTGTCATAACCACGATAGCTCGTATAGTCCGTACCCCTGAAATGTATTTTCTCCTGAGAACTCGCTGTGGAGTGACCATATGCGCCAACAACAATAGTCGGTCGAGTATTACCAACAGCTACTTTTGCCTCATGAAAGACTTTTGGTGCTTCAAAACGATGGGCAAGATTGGTTACCACATTCCTGGGGATTATATAGATCGCTGCCCCTTGAGCCCAACCGTAAGTATTTGAGCAAGCCAACGCTACTACCAGTTCTGAATGGTCACTTTGAGCCCCAGTGGCATAATTCACAGTTGGCACTGATGCCAGTTCAACGGGGTGTTCCGTATTCCATTGATATTGAACTATGCGACTTACGCCACCTGTTTCGTATTGGGCGTTGGTTACGTCAAGCATGGCTGACGTAATGAAAACCATATCTACCCCAGTTCCATCTACGTCAACCCCACCATCCTGGGGATAGGAAAAGGTGTTGGTATGATCTAAACTAACAGATGTAAAATTGT